CGGCGGCTCACCGGCGAACGTTCGCAGCTTGCCAATCGGCGTGCTGATCTTGGACGAAATCGACTGCATCGATGAAACCATCCGCCGCGAATCCATGGACCGCATAAAGGGCCGCCATGATTATTTAATCGCCCAATCCAGCACGCCGGTAAAAGAGCAGGGCGGCATATGGCAAGAGTACCTCGAAGGCGACCGGCGGCGCTATCACGTGCCATGCCCGCACTGCGGTGAAATGATCACGCTGGACTGGAAAGATGCAGACGGCAACTATGCGGTGAAGTTTGACGAATCCGCGAAACTGGAAGGCGAAGAAGGCGGCTGGGACTTCGCCAAGATCATGGCCACGGCAAACTACCATTGCCAGGAATGCGGCGAGGCAATCACCGACAGCCACAAGACCAAGATGCTGCGCGGCGGCGAATGGCGGGCCAGCAATCCGCGAGCCGAGCCAGGCGCCCGCAGTTATCACCTAAACAGTCTGTATTCGCCCACTCTGACTTTTGGCAGGATTATGGTGGAGTGGCTACGCAGCCAAGAAACCCTTGGCAGTTTGCAGAACTTCGTGAATGGCTGGCTGGCCGAGCCATGGAAGGACAAAGCCCTGGACGCCGACCCGAAATTGATTGAGAACTTGCAGGGCGAGTACGAGCGCGGCGACAAGGTTGGCACGCACCGGATCATGGGCGTGGACGTCCAGCGCGCGCACTTGGTGTACGTTGTGTTAGGTTTTGAGGCTAACGGCCACATGCAAGTGATAGACCACGGCAACTTGCCGGCTTGGAATGACTTGGATGCCGTGGTGGACACCTACGAAGTGGCGGCGGTCATCGTGGACAGTGGCTTTGGCATGCGGACCCAGGAAACCTACGAAGCAATATTCAAGCGCCGCCGCACCTGGTGGGCGGCCAAGGGCTGGGAGAAACTACCGGTGCCGCAGCGCATCAATCAGGTGGACCCGTTCACGGGAACCAACAAAGCCGGCCGCTTCAGTATCCGCTTGCTGAACATCGACGTGACGGTTTGGCAGGGCGAGCTTGCCCAACGCCGAGCCGGCCGAATAGAGGGCTTCGAGGTCTACAAGGGCATTGATGCTGAGTTCGTGCGGCAGTTCTTCGCGAAATATCAGGTTGAGGAAACCGACAAGCGTGGCCGCAAGAAAGTCATTTGGAAAGTGCGCCGCCACCGGCAAGACCATTACTGGGATTGCTGCACATACGCATTGTGTCTTAGCAAGATTATGGGCTTCGGCCAAGTCAAGGAAGTGGTCGAGGAAAAGCCACCCAAGCCGCCGCCGGTGAAACCGCCGCCGAAATCCTTCTGGGCTTGACCATCGCGCCGTTGTTGATGGCGAAGCAATGGACCGAGATCAACACTAAGAACTTTAACGCCATGATGGGCGAGCTTGGCCGGATTGATGGCTTGGACTTCGAGAAAACCATTCGCAATCAAGCCGGCATCATTTTGGCCAAGGTGATCAGTAAAACAAAACTTGCGAGCAAGGCCAAAATTCGGGCAAGCGCGAACAAGCACGTTGATGCCAAAGGGGTGAAGGCGGGAGGCTGGACACTGACCACGAACACCGGCAAGCGCGGCAATAAGGGCGTGCAGTGGTTTGGCAGTCCTGACCACAAGTTTTCGCTAGTGCGAACCGGCCCGCAGGGGCGAACCGCCAACACTTATGCGGCCAGCAAGGTTTTCGGAAAAAAAACCAAACCTTTCAAGCGCAAGCGACTTCCAACCGAGCGGGCCGGTTTGCTGAAGCAAGCGAGGGCAGAGGTCAGGGCCAAAAAGAAAAGAATTTATTCAAAGCGCATACTGCGCCGAGGGTTGGCCATTGCGTCATGGATAAAGCTTGCCCGCGACGTCAAGGCGCCACTGGGCACGGTTAGCGGCCCGAAGCTTTCGGCCGGCAATGCGGCCCTGGCTAATGCGCCACCGAGTTTTCTACGATCCGTAAAAGCGTTGGCCGGCGGCGCTGGCCCCATTTTCAGCATCAATCTTTCATCCCGCGCTCAAGCCGCCCTGAATGAATCAGTGGGGGGTGTGGCCAAGTTTAAATATGTGATGAACGCCCAGGCGAAGGGCTTTGCCACCGCCATGCGTTACGCGAAGGGCAACAAGGTAAAGCAAATGATTGCAGCCAAGCGTTTCGGGGCCGTGGTGAAGGTGACTTGACGAACGGCCATTATTAATGGCAGCCATTCCACAAGCCACGCTAGAAACGATTCGCGACAACCTGCTGACGGCCTACACGACCTTAAGCACCAACAATGTTTCGAGCTATTCAATAGGTGACCGAAGCTTTACCTACCAAGATCGGGGCGAGCTACTTTCTGAAATCATGCGCCTGGACAAATTGATTGCCCGGCGCGATACGACCACGGCCACGGTGCGCGGCTACAATCGGCCCGACCTCAGTCTGTTCCGGGTCAACGAGCAATGACCTTTTTCCAACGAGCCAAGGCGGCTGGGCAGTTCCTCTTTGGGAACGCTTACGCCGGGATTAGAAACACGACCAGGCGAGCGCATCGTTACACCCGCAACCTGGGGCCGGAGCACCGCGAGTTTGACACCGGCGACCGCGAGAAAATGTCGAGCGTCATGCTTGACCTGCGCCGAAACAACCCGACCGTCAAAGCCATAAGCCGCTTACGCCGCGCCGACGTGGTGGGGCCGGGCATCCGACCGCAAGCGGCCACTGGGAACGAAGACCTTGACCGGCGGCTAGAAGAACTTTGGGAAACATACAGCATGGCGCCGGAAGTCACCGGCACCATGACGGTGCCCGAAATACAAAAGCAGGTTGCCGAGTTTCCACTGTGGTATGGTGACGGCGGGCTGATGATGACCCGCAACGGCCAGGTGCAGGTGATCGAGGGGTTACGGATCGGAGAGCCTGGCAACACTTACGGCATCACCGCGCCGACCGAAGCCAACCGAGTGCAGGGCGTGGAATACGCCAAGGCCGGCCGCCCGATTGCGTACCATATCGGCACCCGTGAAGACGGCACACTTAAGGACGTGCAGCGAGTACCGGTTCGCAACTTCGCTTTCCATCAAAAGGCATTGCGACCCGGCCAACTGCGGGGCGTCAGTGAATTAGCAAGCTGCATTAATTTGCTCCAGGATTTGGACGAGTACAAGGCTATTGAGATGATCGCGGCCAAGGTTGCGGCCTCGATGGCCGTGGCCGTGACTCGCGAGGATGCCCACGATTTCGAGCTTGCCAACCGCAGCACGTCGGACGGTGACGAGCGGCTGCAAACCTTTGAGCCTGGCAGCTTTAACTACCTAAACCCCGGCGAAGACGTCAAAGTGATCAGCACGGGCGGGCGGCCCAATTCGCAAGCCATCCAATACATTGACCACTGCTTGCGCGAGATTGGCAGTTCAATCGGCATCCCACTTGAATTTCTTTTGCAATCAATCGGCGGCAGCTCATTCAGCGCCAGCCAGGGCGTGGTCCTTCAGTACCAGCAGACGGTCGAGGAAGAACAGCGCAGCCTGGAGCCGGTTTTAAACAAGTGGTGGAAATGGAAAGTGGTCGAGTGGCTGAAGGCTGGGGCCGTTGAGGCGCCGGCCGACTCGCGACCTTTCCGCGTTCGCTGGCGCCCGCCGGCTTTCCGCTGGGTGAACAAGGCGGCCCAAGTTTCAGCAGATCGCTTTTACGTGCAACTTGGGGCCATGAGCCTGGACGACGTGACGGCCCAGTTTGGCAAAGAGGCCAGCGAGGTCATGGAGCGCAAGGCGAAGAACATTGCGGCGGCCAAGGAGATCGCGGCCAAGTACGACCTAGCCGACTGGCGGGAGCTTTTCAACGACGTGCAGACCACGGCCGGCGTGGACATGATGGCCCTAAGAGACACAGACCTGGAATGATCGTTCTAAAAATATTCAATCTTTTATGGGTGACGGTGAAAACCGTGGCCCTTGGACCGTTGCTGATTCTGCCAGCCTGGTGGCTGTGCTTGCTGATCATTGCGAACTTGCGGCCAATCCTTCGGGGGTGGCTCTTGACGAATGGCCCGAAGGTGAAGACATGAAACGCGAAACATACCACTTGAACGCCGCGCCTGGCGCAGTGGACGCCGAGGCCGGCGTCATGCGCGACATTACCATAATTGCCTTTGGTGAAGCCAAGGGCCATGACGCTTTCGTAGATGACGCCACGCTTGCCGAGGCCATCAGCTTGCTGATTGGCAAGAGCTTGAAAGCCTACGTGACGCATGACGGCGCTTATGGCGACCGCACGCTGGGCGAGGTTGGCCTATTTGGTGGCTTCTATTTGCAAGACGGCAAGATCAAGGCGGCGACCTTCACGGCCTTTGACAGTTTCAAGCGTGACGAGGCCGACCGATACAACCGGCTATTCGAGCTGGC